GAATTATTGTTTCACCTTCGTTGTATTCAACCGGCCTGACGTTTCTTTCCCTGGTGAACTTATACCATACCCTGCCAGTTGCAAGGTTGACGTATTGCCCGTGGCGGTAGGCGATTAGCTCCTCTTGTGTATAGTTCTTCTCCATTTCCTCGAAGAAGGCAGGCGACAGGTGCGGATTATCGTCGCTCGACATCCTGATCAGGCGCCTGCCCTCGACCGCTTTACCCTTCTCCGATCCGTACATCTCATAGTGCCACTGGAAACCCTCAGGCGTTGACGAGTTGATTTTCTGGTTCACCTTGCCAACGCGAACCCGCCCGACGATCTTTTTATACGCCTTGCGGCAGATTGACGCCTTCACCGTATCCACTTCATCGCCGATGGCCCACGCCCAGTCAGGGCCAACGATACGCCTGTAGTTCTCAAAGCTTCTGGCGACTACGGTGCTAGAGAAATCCTTGAAGTGCAATACATGCTCAGGGGTATTTTGCCCGCGTGTAAAGGTATAAGGTATCTCTAGCCTTTCAAGCACTTCTTCAAACTTCGGCAGCCATATCTCCTCGACCATGCCGTAGGTCGGCTCCAGCACAGCACCGGTGAAGCCGGGGTTGAGGATGCTGAGCTGGATGGCCTTGTAGGCGTCAGCGATCGTTTTCCCGGAGCCGTAGCCGGCCACCACGCCGATCTCTGGCGATGTGATGTCGTCGAACAGATCCACCTGCCTGCCATGGAGCTGGCTGCGCATGGTGGCCATCAGGCCATCGAGCGAGCCCCGGTAGAACCTGCCGCCAATGCCCCGCAGCCGCTCCCTCGCCAGGGCGGCGGCGATGGGGTCAGCGAGGGCCGCAGGCACGTTGTAGGCAACGTAGGCGAGCCTCTGCCAGCTGGTTGTCGCGCGTGGCCTCTTGCAAAGCCTGGTGCAGGTAGCTCAGGTCCTGACTGGTGGGTTGCCGTTGCTCCGCTTCAGCCTCCGCCACAGCGGCGGCAACAAGTGCAGGGTCGATCATGGGTGGGTGTTGCGAAAGTGACGCAGCACCTTGCTCAGCTGCTGCGCTCTCACGGTAGCCCGAAAGTCGAGCGTGAAGCAGTCATGGCAGACCGTGCGGCCATCCTCCAGTTGCCAGCCTGTGGGAGGCCCTGGGGGCCCGCCAGCGGGGGCACCGCAGTCGCTGCAGGGGATGGGGTGGGTCATGCGGCCGTGAGGGCTAGGCCCAGCTGCACCCCGTTCATCCGGTGCTCAGCCATGGCGAAGTAGACCGGGTCCCGCTCAATGCCGATGGCCTGGAAGCCCTCACCGATGGCCGCCTTGATCGTGGTGCCGCTGCCCATGAATGGATCGAGCACGACTCCGCCAGGAGGGGTGACCAGCCGGCAGAGGTAGGCCATCAGGTCGAGGGGCTTGACGGTGGGGTGCGTGACGCCTTGGCGCTCGGCCTTGGTGGCCTTGGCGGTGTAGAAGAAGCGGGCGGCGCTGCCGGAACTCGGCGCCACAGTGTTCGGGGTGCGGTGCGGTGCGTCATTGCCGCGAAGGCCTTTGCGCATATTGGCGCCCGCGTTCTCTCCGCCCCCGCTGGTGGTCTCCGGAAACAACCCCACCACCTCCTCGCTGCCGTCGTGGATCAGGTTGGCGGGCCAGCGGCCGGCGGGTGCGTCTCCGGTGCTGACGGTTTGCGTTTCAGACTGTCCAGCCAGCCTGTGGGTATAAAGCGCGTTGGGATGGCCTTCTGCGGGTCTCGCCCTAGAAGCGGGCCACGTCTCAACCGTGGCCCCCACCCTGCACCCATCCACATTCAGCGCCCCGGTGCCATGCTCCAGCACGTTCCCGGCCACGGTGCCGGCCAGGGGCTTGCGGGCCATGGTGATCGGCTCCAGCGCGGGCTTTAGGGCGGTGCCCCAGCCTGCCCACTGCTGGGCCTCGGGGGTGGCGGGGGCGGTAAGCGGTAGCTCTGACGCGGTGCCAAGCGGGCCTGACATTGATCCCGATTCGGCGGATCCGCCACCATGCCTGCGGTGAACTCCCACAACCTCCCGCTCAACCCCCGCCGCCCGATCAATCGCCTTGCTCACATCCAGCGACTTCGGGAATCCCGACCCGTAGACCCAAGCAATCATGTCCCTGATCTCGAAGCCTGCATCCTCGATCCGTACCGCCATCCGGTGCTGCGTGCGTGTGCCGGCGAACGCCAGCAGGTGCCCCCCGGGCCTCAGAACGCGCAGGCACTCGGCCCAAACCTCCACGCTGGGAACGTCGTAATCCCACCGCTTGCCCATGAACGCCAGGCCATAGGGCGGGTCTGTCACCACGGCATCCACGCTGCAATCGGGCATGGTGCGCAGCACATCCAGGCAGTCGCCAAGGTGGAGGGTGTGGGTCACGCCGCCCCCCGCACCCGCTCGAAGGTCAGCCCCAGCACCCACACCGGCCGCCGCTGGCGGATCGCCTTATTGATCCCCGACTGACTTACGAACAGTTCAGCGGCAGCCGCTGCAGTGCTGGCCCACTGTTGACCGGTTTCAACGCAGCGGATCGAGCGGTAAAGCGGATCGAGCGGACAGCGAGCGGCAACCTGCTCCGCTAGATCGCGATCCCCCAGCAGCTGAAACAGCCGGTTGGAATCAAAGCTCTTGAAAACCTCGGGGCGCTTCTCGGCCAGACGGCACCAACCCTCGCGGGGGATGCAATGAATAAATCCGAGCCGGAATGAGTCTAAATATATTTGATTAACAGGATCTGTTACTATTTTATGGATTCGCTTTTGATAGGTTCCGAGAATACGCGCAACACCACCAGTGGTGGTAAACTCTCCTGTTCTCATTGATGTTTTATTAGGATTAGCGAGGCCAAGCTGTATTCGTTTCATTCGGATAGCTTTTACACTTCGGGCAGGCCAGCCTTTTTCCCGAGACTGGCAGCGGAACCTGTCGCGCACCAGCGGCAACGGCATGGATGCGTCGTGCTCAGCGAGGTACGCCAGCTCCTCAGGGCTCCACGGGGGCGGATTGCCTGCCATGGGTCAGCCCTGCTCCCCCTCCACAGACACGCCAATGCCCTGCGCCTGGATCCCCAGCAGCAGGCGCATCCGCTGATCGTCGGTCAGCCCTGCCCCGTCGATCGCGGTCACCACGCCGGCCATGGCCCGCTGAACGGCGCGGCGCTCGGAGGCCGCGTCGGACCATGTTTCGCGGGTAGTCGGGTTGTGCGTTAGCCACCATCGCGCATCGCGGGGATCAGGCGCCAAAATGCTGCGATTGGCGCCGGTGATTACCTCAAGCGCTCTGATCTCTGCAGCATGATTACCTTCTTGAATCGCTTGCAGAAAAGCAATTTCATACTTTGAACCGGTTTTTTTTTCTGCTCGTTGCATCCAAAACATGACGGTACTCAATGCCACGCCGCAAGCGCCAGCAACAGTCGAAAGCGCCCCGCCAGCAGCGGTAACCCTGCGGGCCGTCTCTACGTGTTTTGCGGTGGGAAGGCGGGTTGGCATGTTGACAGCTTAGCCGAAACACAAGCTAGGACACCAGCCTTGCCAGCCGGGCTGCCGTATTGATGGCCCCTAAGGCGATGTGGTACTGCTTCGCCTTCCGTGCTTCCAGCTGCAGGGTGCTGCACTGGCTGAGCAGGTCGGCGATCATCTGGGGCCGTTCCAGGTCCCAGTCGGCACGCATCTGGTCACGAGCGGCGGCCAGATAGCGATCAACGGTCCGGTCATCAACCCCCCATTTCTCTGCCGCGTAACGACAGCAGTCTGAGCGGCGACCACCATTGGCGATGATCTGCGCAAACTCACGGATGCGCCGATCGGTCTCTGCCTGGGTGGTGCCTTTGGCTGGCATCAGTCGTCAACAGGGAACGGCTCGCCGGTACTCTCCAGCGTTGCGGAATTGCCGGTGAACTCCTGCCACCGCCTCACGATCACGTCGCACTGGGCTGGGTTCAGCTCCATCGTGAGCGCCTGGCCGCCGATGCGTTCGCACGCGATGATGGTGGTCCCGCCCCCACCAAACAGGTCCAGGACGGTAGATGCGCGGAGGCCAGCCAGGATCGCCTGCACCCATGCGACCGGCTTTCCGTGCGCATGCTCGCTGGACTGAGCGGTGTTGGCAAACGCTTCGACCGTGGCGACGTGCTTTGCGCCAGCCAGAGGCGTGTAGCTATAGCTTCCCCTGGTGTTCGCCACAGTCCTGGTGCTGCCGCGGTCCTTCGCGTCGGCAATCAGCGCAGCCTCAGTGTCGAAGTGGGGATTGTCTCCGAACACTCCTGCAGCCTTGTGCCGCGCCAGCGGACGGTTGGGTGTGTACCAAGACTGAACACAGTCCCAGATGAACTCGTACTGTGGCTGCCAGCCAGCCGCGACCGCTGATGCTGCCGCCTTGGCAAACCGTTTGAAGTCCCACATAACCACGAGCCGGCTGCCTTGTTGAGGTGCTGGCATCTGGTCATAGAGGTCCTCGATCTCATAGGGAGGATCGAACACGCACACGTCCCATGCCTGCCCCGCCAGCAGCAGATGGACAGCCCCTGCGTCCGTGGCATCGCCGCACATCACACGATGCGGCCCGAGCAGCCACACATCACCCGGTCGCGTCACTGGATCGGTCGGCGGCTCCGGCACCGCATCGCCGCCCGCATCCTCCGGCGACAGCTCTTCGGTTTCGGACAGCAGTTCGTCCAGCTCGTCACCAGACCAACCAAGCAAGCTCAGGTCAAACTCATCAGCCTGCAGCGCCTGCAGCTCTCCCACCAGCAACGCGTCATCCCACCCCGCATTCAGCGCCAGCTTGTTGTCGGCCAGCACATAGGCGCGTCGCTGCTTCGGTGTCAGGTGATCGAGCACCACCACGGGCACGGTGTCCATGGCCAGCTCCTTGGCGGCCTGCAGGCGGCCATGGCCGGCGAGGATGCCGTCATCACTGGCCACCAGAATCGGGTTGGTGAAGCCAAACTCCTTAATCGAGGCGGCAACCCCAGCGATCTGCTCGGCGCTGTGGGTGCGAGCGTTGCGTTCATAGGGTACCAGCCGATCCAGTGGCCAATGCTCTATGCGCTGGGCGACCTTGATGGTGGCAGCAGGCACAGAGCAACACGAAGCGCAACACCAGCAGCATAGCCGCCCTACGGGCCCCAGGGGAACCCGCCAGGGGGCGAATGGAAGCCGAGCCTTCGGTACCGTTACAGGCCTGCCCCACCGACAGACCACGGCTCCCCCCTCGCGGTTAGGGACGACTCGGCATGGGCATGATAAAGCCCCGGGTCAGCGAGGGTGTCTATAGACCTCGCGGCCCCGCCTCCCCTGGACGTTCCAGCGAATGTGGTGCAATGGGTCGGC